TGGACGAAACAGTCCCCGAAGTAGCGGATGCCTCCGCGCCAGAACTCGAAGCCACGGCAGCAATCGAGCCTGTAGAAAACACGACGCCGGAAACGCCTGCTGAACAGGAAGCAAATAAGTCCTTCACACAAGAAGAACTTGATGCGATTGTTGGCAAGCGCCTCGCAAGAGAACAGCGCAAATGGGAGCGCGAACAGGCTCAAAAAGCAGAGGAAATGCAGGCCCGCCAACAAGCGGTGCATGACATAACCCCTGAACAATTTGAGACTTATGAGGATTACGCAGAGGTTTTGGCCGAACGTAAAGCCGAAGAATTGTTGGCGCGGCGGGAAACCGCACGGCAGCAATCTGAAATGCAGGACGCCTACCATGACCGTGAGGAAGCGGCGCGGGACAAGTATGATGACTTTGAACAAGTCGCATACAACCCCAACCTTCCGATTACGGATTTCATGGCGCAAAGCATCCAAGCGTCAGAAGCAGGCCCAGACGTTCTATATTATCTCGGCTCAAATCCGAAAGAAGCTGATCGTATCGCCCGCCTAGCGCCAATTTTGCAGGCAAAAGAAATTGGAAAACTTGAGGCTTCATTGGCTTCAAATCCGCCGGTTAAAAAAACCTCAACCGCCCCGGCACCAATTGCGCCTGTCACTGCTCGTTCTGCTGGGTCAACCCAGTATGATACAACCGACCCTCGCTCGACTAAGTCGATGAGTACGTCGGAATGGATCGAAGCCGAACGGTTGCGACAGATCAAGAAGTACGAGGCACAACGCAACAGATAATTTGGGATTATTACCATGTCTAACTCGATTTTAACCATTGATATGATCACGCGGAAGGCTCTAGAAATTCTAGAGAACAACCTCGTGCTTACACGTAACGTAAACCGCCAGTACGACGACAGCTTCGCTGTTGAAGGTGCTAAAATTGGCTCAACCCTGCGTATCCGTCTTCCAGACCGTGCGCTCGTAACTGACGGCGCAGCCCTTCAGGTACAGGACGACAACGAACAGTTCACAACGCTGACCGTTGCCAACCAGAAGCACATCGGCGTCAACTTCACATCTGCTGAATTGACCATGCAGCTTGACGATTTCGCGGAGCGCGTTCTCAAGCCACGCATTTCGCAGCTTGCCTCCAGCATCGACGCTGACGTTGCAAACGCGTATGCAACCATCGGTAACTCGGTCGGCACGCCCGGCACAACTCCCGGCACTTCGGCAGTTCTTCTTGCTGCACAGCAGAAGCTGAACGAAAACGCTGCGGTGATGTCGCCACGTTATGCCACCGTCAACCCAGCAGCTAACGCTGGCTTGGTAGAAGGCTTGAAGGGTCTCTTCAACCCAACCGACACAATCAGCAAGCAGTTCAAGAACGGCATGATGGGTACAGGCGTACTTGGTTTCGACGAAATCAATATGTCGCAGTCCATCAAGCAGTTCACCACTGGTTCGCGTACTGCAACTGGCGGCACGACTTCGGCTGCAATCACCGCTGAAGGTGCAACGGCAATCGCCATTACTGGCGCTGGTGCAAACGCTACTGTTAAGGCTGGTGACGTGTTCACTGTTGCTGACTGCTACTCAGTCAACCCACAGACGCGTGAAAGCACAGGTTCGTTGTTCCAGTTCGTTGCGTTGGCTGATGTCACGCTCAACGGCTCTGGCGCAGGCAGCATCACTGTTGCACCGATCTACTCGGCTGCTCACGCACTCGCCACCGTCAACACACTGCCCGGCAACAGCAAGGCAATCGTGTTCGTCGGCGCAGCGTCCACACAGTACGCTCAGAACCTTGTATACCACAAGGACGCTATCACCTTCGCAACCGCCGACCTTCTGCTCCCACAGGGCGTAGATATGGCTTCGCGTCAGGTGCATAACGGCATCAGCTTGCGCGTTGTTCGTCAGTACGACATCAACAACGACCGTATGCCTTGCCGTATTGACGTTCTGTATGGCTACAGCACGATCCGTCCACAAATGGCCGTCCGGATGTGGGGTTAATTTAACACTGGCCCTCGGTTTGCCGGGGGCCAACTTTTTTAAAGGATTTTTATTATGGCTCTTCCTAATGGTGCTGGCGGTTATCAAGTCGGCGACGGAAATACTAGCGAAGTTACTCTTGGTACTTCAGCTATCCCTACTGCGTACACCGCAGCAGCTACACTAACCACTCTTGATTTGTCTGGCGGTCTGGTCGTGTACACTTCGGCTTCTACAGCCGATCTTACGCTTCCTGCTGTTTCGGTTGTTAATGCTGACATCAGCAGCGCGAAGACCAACTCATCGTTTGAGTTTGCTTTGGTCGCTACCAGCACTGGCGTTCCTACTATCGTAGTAGGCACTGGCTGGACGTTGGTTGGTTCCGGCGCAGGCGTTGCATCCAAGAGCGTACTGTTCCGTGCCGTTAAAACCAGCGCGACAACGTACAACTTGTACCGTATCGCCGGCTAATAGGTTTTGCCCCGGCTTCGGTCGGGGCAAACTTCTCTGAAAGATAATTTTATGGCCGTTATCTATCTCGTTCACCCCCGCCACGGCGCAAAAGTTGCTATATCTGAAGAAGAAGCACGCTGCGACGAAGATTATGGCTGGGAAAGATACTATCCTGACGAGCCTGTAAGTGCTACAGTGAACGAAATGCCGGCGCGCACTGGTCGTCGCCGCACAACGCAGGAAGACTAAACGATGGAAACGGCGGGCGACATAATCAACGGTTCGCTTAGGCTTCTAGGCGTTCTGGCAGAAGGCGAAGTCCCATCGGCTGAAACGTCGCAAGACGCCCTGCGCGCTATGGACCAGATGATTGATAGCTGGAATACTGAGCGCCTGTCGGTTTTCTCCACGCAAGACCAAGTGTTTACATGGCCTGCCGGCGAACTGTCGCGCACGCTTGGCCCTTCCGGCGACTTCGTCGGCAACCGCCCCGTGCTGCTGGACGACGCGACCTATTTCCTCGACCCCGGCACCGGCGTTAGCTACGGCATCAAATTCATTAACCAGCAGCAGTATGACGGCATTGCGGTTAAGACTGTAACGTCTACGTTCCCGCAAGTCATCTTCGTCAATATGTCGTATCCTGACGTTGAAATGTTTGTCTATCCGCGCCCGACGCGTGCGTTGGAATGGCATTTTATTTCGGTTGAAGAACTGACGCAGCCCGCTACGCTGGCAACAGTCTTGCACTTCCCGCCCGGCTATCTGCGTGCGTTCCGTTACAACTTAGCGTGCGAACTGGCGCCTGAGTTTGGCGTTGAGCCGTCGCCGCAAGTTCAGCGATTGGCTATGGCGTCTAAGCGCAACCTGAAGCGCATCAACAATCCTGATGACATCATGTCAATGCCGTACAGCCTTGTAGCTACGCGCCAGCGGTATAACATCTTCGCAGGAAACTACTAATGAAGACGCCCATACTGGGCAGCGCGTATGTGGCCCGCTCGGTAAACGCTGCCGACGCACGCATGATAAATATGTTTCCGGAAGTCGTACCGGAAGGCGGCATAGAGCCTGCCTTTCTACAGCGTTGCCCCGGCCTGCTAAAACAAAAGGTTATCGGCGAAGGCCCAATCCGCGGGCTGTGGGCGCACCAGACCCGCGGCGAAGACTATTACGTCGTTTCAGGCTTTGAAGTCTACAAAATGACCAGCCTGAACGGAACGCCAATCAAACTGGGCGACGTGACCGGCACCGGCCCTGTGTCCATTGCTGACAACGGCACCCAGATATTTTTCGCCTGCAATCCTGACGCGTACATCTACGACGAGTCCACCGACACGTTCGGGCAAATCACTGACCCAGACTTCCCTGGCGCGGTTACCGTCGGCTATCTGGACGGCTATTTTGTGTTCAACGAACCTAACAGCCAGCGGATTTGGGTGACGCAGCTTTACGACGGCTTCCAGATCGACCCGCTAGAGTTTTCCAGCGCCGAAGGTAGCCCTGACGGCGTTGTCGGCCTGTTGGTAGACCACCGCGAGTGCTGGGTGTTTGGCACGGACTCCACCGAAGTGTGGTACAACTCCGGCGGGCTGGACTTTCCGCTCTCGCCGATCCAAGGCGCGTTTAACGAAATCGGTTGCGCCGCGCCGCACTCCATCGCCAAGATGGACAACACCGTGTTCTGGCTCGGCGCTGACGCGCGCGGCCAAGGCATCATTTACAGGGCGGCAGGATATAACGCACAGCGCGTGTCCACGCACGCGATTGAATGGCGCATCCAAAACTATCTGGATATGAGCGACGCGGTCGGCTACACCTACCAGCAGGACGGTCATGCGTTCTACGTTTTGTCGTTCCCGTCCGCAGACGAGACATGGGTGTTCGACGCGTCTACCGGCGCATGGCACCAGCGGTCTTCTTACTCAGCTATCGCGCCGGTCGAAGGCGCGTTTGAGACTAGCGCGTTTGAAATCACCGCGTTCTACACTGCGGCGCTTACTACCCCTTCGGGCAACAGCGGTGTGTTCTCGCGTCACCGCAGCAACTGCCAATGCAACTTCCAAGGCAACATCATCGTCGGCGATTACGCCAACGGAAACGTCTACACGTTTGAACTAAATGTTTTTGAGGACAACGGGATAGCCCAGCGTTGGCTGCGGTCGTGGCGCGCGCTGCCGACAGGCCAAAACAATCTCAAACGTACCGCAAACCATAGTTTGCAGCTTGAGTGCGAGACGGGCGTCGGCCTGAACAGCGGCCAAGGAAGCGACCCGCAAGCCATGCTCCGCTGGTCCGACGATGGCGGTCATACATGGTCAAACGAACACTGGGCGTCTATGGGCAAGATCGGCGCGACCGGCACCCGCGTCATGTGGCGGCGGCTTGGCATGACGCTGAAGCTGCGCGACCGCGTCTATGAATTGTCCGGTAGTGATCCCGTCCGCATTTACCTTACTGGCGCTGAACTGCTGTTGAGCGGTACAAATGCCTAACGACCAACTCACCCGCATCCCTGCGTCGCGCGTCCCGATTACGGACGCGTCAGACGGCACGGTGACGCGGGAATGGTACAGGTATCTCTTTAATCTCTTTACGCTAGTGGGCGGCGGGCAATCTAACTCTGCGGCAAGTTCATCTTTTGGGCAAGACTTGGCCCCAGCGTATACGCCGCAAGTCGATGCTAAACGGTATGGTTCGTTCTACGACACCACTACGCAAACAGCCGCGGCCACTAGCACAGCATACCCTATCACGATTAACTCTACAGATATATCAGAAGGCGTCTACATCGGCACGCCTACGTCGCGTGTGTATGTGGATCGGATAGGCACGTACAACTTCCAGTTTTCGGCGCAGCTTCTTAAAAGCGGCGGCGGCTCTGGGAATGTCTATATTTGGTACCGCGTAAACGGCGCCGATATAGCAAACTCCGCAACCATCGTCACATTGGCAGGAAGCAGTTCAGCATCTGTTGCTGCGTGGAATTTTGTGGTAGAGATGAATGCAGGCGATTATTTTGAACTGGTTTGGTCCACGAATAACACAAACTGTGAAATTCACGCAGCGGCTGCAAGCGCCCCTGTACCCGCAATTCCGTCCGTCATCCTGACGGTAACTGATAACATTAACTGAGGTCTGATCATGGCTGTTCTTGCTCCACAACCTAAAGCACAATTCTTCGACGCCAGCGGCACTCCGCTGGTTGGCGGTAAAGTCTTTACTTATGCAGCCGGTACGACAACGCCGCTGGCGACGTATACCGACGCGTCGGCGACAGCGCCGAACACGAACCCAGTTATTCTGGACTCCCGCGGCGAGTGCAATCTGTGGTTCGCTACGGCCACCAGCTACAAAGTAGTCTTGAAAAACGCTACCGACGAACTGCAATGGACCGTCGATAACATTGCGACCTACGGCACCATCGCCAGCCAAAACGCCAACAACGTGGCTATCACCGGCGGCACGGTCACGGGCGTCACAATCACCAGTTCCACTATCACCGGCGACATATCGGGCAACGCAGGCACCGTGACGAACGGCGTCTATCTGACAGCTACCCAGACGCTGACAAACAAGACCATTACTGGTCTGGCATCGGCGTCAACAGTCAACGACAGCCTTGGCACAGGCTACACTATTGGCTACCGCAGTGTTCCGCAAAGCCTGAACACGACGGCTGCTGCGTCGGACATCGGAAAGCATTTGTTCGTTTCTGCGACAACCACAATCCCTTCGGGCGTGTTTGTCGCGGGTAACGAGTTTCTCGTCGTCAACAGCAGCGCGGCTGCCATTACACTCACACAGGGCGCTGGCACGACACTACGGCTTGGCGGCACAGCTACCACAGGCAGCCGCACCATCGCGGCCTATGGTGTAGCTAACGTACTATGCACCGGCGCTGAAACTTTCTACGTCACCGGCAACGTAACCTGATAGGATCGGCTCATGCCAATTATCGCAGCAAACATCATTCCTGCTAAGAACATGGAAAACGCGCAGACTACGCAGTACGTAGCGCCAAGCAGCACCACGACTATCATTGACAAGTTTACCGCTACCAACTTCAGCAGCGGCATGGTCAACGTAAGCGTCAACTTAGGCGCGGTCAGCGAGGCCACCGGCAACAGCAACCTGATCGTCAAGACGCGGACGCTGCAACCCGGCGAGACGTACACGTTCCCCGAAATCGTGGGCCACATCCTGCCGTCCGGCGGGTTTGTCTCAACGCTTGCGTCGGCGTCATCGGCAGTCAACTTGCGTGCGTCTGGCCGCGAGATTAGTTAATGCCGTCCGTCCGCGTCGCCACTAAAGAAGACATCCCCGCGTATATGGACTTAGCCGCCGCGTTTGTTGCGACGACACCGATCAATCACGTAGTACCTTTTGACCGCGAAGGCACCGCCGCTTTTGTCGAAAAAGCATTAGCCAACCCCGATATGCTCATTTTAGTGGCGGAAGACGGCGGCCAAATAGTTGGTATAACGGGTGCGTTATTATACCCCATGTATTTTAATCCCGCCAAGTTGGTGGCGCAGGAATTGTGGTGGTATTTAACGCCTGAAACGCGTGGGCGACAAACAGCAAAAATGCTATTTCAAACCATCGAAAAATGGGCTAAAGATAAAGGGGCAGAAGCCATGTTCATGATTGCGTTAGCAGACGCCCGCGTTGATACATTGGCTAAGGTGTACAAGCGCAACGGATATACCCCGGTTGAACGGACGTATATGAAAGGTTTAATCTAATGGCTCTTACAACAGCAGCAGCGGTATTAGGGGCAGCCGTTATCGGCGCCGGCGCCAGCGCAGTCGCATCTAGCAAAGCCGCTAAGACACAGGCGAAAGCGGCTGACGCTGCGGCAGCGGCGCAGGAGCGGGCATCCGCACTGGCGCTAGAAGCCCAGAAGACAGGCAACGCCGAAGCCATTGCGGCGGCAAGAGAAGCAGCCGCAGCAGCACAGACTGCAC